TTAGCCAACCCACCAATAAGATGAATAAGTCCTGTACCATAAAAGCCAAGGCTAGGAAGATATCTATAATGAATAAAATGCTGTCGCTTAGTTTTCTTTTCATCACTTTCATACCAGTTCTTTCTTATCGATAGTATTGTTCTAGATGATTTATCTATAGTCACTATATATGGTCGTGCCAGTCCGTCTTTATCTTCAAAAGGTTCTGGCATATCTAGATCAACGTGCATCTCCAATATAGTATGCCTGTCATCATCATCATAAACAGCCTCACTTCCGTCCATTTCATCATACTTTTCTTGTATATCTGAATCGTCTACATGAGGCTCTGGAAGATCAACATCCTTGTAAAATCCATTTACTTGTAACTCTCTTACTTGGTTCTGTGTCTTTTTCATCACATGAGTGTATCTTGAGCAAGACATTAAGTCTGATGCGCCATATGACACAACAAAATCTTCAGCAGGCACAAACATAGAGCATGGTCTTTCCATTATAGGATCGTAATACACTTTCTTAAATGCTGATCCTGCAAGAGGTAACCTAAACAACATCTGCTCCGTCTCATCACGATACTCTGTCATCTCTTCAGTAAGCATATAATTCATTTCATGCTCTACACGCTTTGACTGTTCGCTTTTTTCTTTTGTTTGTTTGCCTACAATTTTTGTTCGCACTGGTCCTGAAGCAGGAAATATCTCGCCCATAGCCTGTGCTTGAAACCTAACAATCGCTTCTGATAGTAATGGATGAAAAACTCCAGATGCACCCTCCCAAGGTTGGGTTCTTTCTTCTATTTTCATACCAAGAAGATCAAGACCTTTTACATATGATCGTGACCATTCTTTTCTTGATGTTCTATCTGATTCGAAATCACTGACTAGGTCAGATGCCATTTCGTCAAGATCACTATCTTCTATGAACTCTGCTAAGTTGGAGTTATGATCTGCACCCATAAGTTCTTCTGTGGCACTTCCCTCAAAGTCTATAACCATTCCTCCATCATCTGTTTCCACAGAAACAGCATCAGGATTTACCACTTCTACTTTTAATTCGGATTCGGAAGGATTTTCTTCTACATCCACCTCGAATTTTTCAAGGTTTTTATCTACAGCCATTATCTGATTCTGAAGTTAGTGCCTCTAGTGGCTAGACCTCCACCTCTCATTTTCATAACCTTGCCACCTTTTTTCATGCCTTTTTTCTTCATAGCACCTCCGATAGCATAGCCTTTTTTCTTCATGACTCCACCGCCAGCCATCATCTTCTTTTTCATGCCTGTCATTCCACCACCACGCATCATTTGCTTTTTCATAGTGGTTCTTCCTCCTGCAGCCATGTTTTTCTTTTTCATAACTCCTCCGACTCTAGCTGTTTTCTTTTTCATTACACCGCCAACTCTAGCCATTTTTTTCTTCATAACGCCACCGACCCTAGCACCTTTTTTCTTCATAACACCACCAACTCTAGCTGTCTTTTTCTTCATTACTCCACCAACTCTGGCACCTTTCTTTTTCATTACACCACCAACTCTTTTCTTTGTAGCGGCAAATCCTTTTAAGGCTTCGGCTTGTTTCTTAGTTTGTTTCTTAGGTGCAAACTTATTGGCATACTCATTCAAACTAAGACCTGTTCTCTTTAAATCTGCTGCAGTCGCGGCTATCTTCTTTACGCCTTTACTATCAAAAAAGTAAACCTCACCTCTCTTCTTGGCTTCAGCTATACTTCTTGGCTTATTGGCTAAAGGACTTGCTCCTTTTTCTGCCTGACCTTTTGCTGTGCTTTTCTTTGGAGTATCTCCTAAAGCAGGTCCTTTCCTAACCAGTTTTGCAGGCTTTGCTAAGTTTGGCTGTTTAGGTTTTTTAGGCTTTGGGGGAGCAGTGGACACTCCTTGCTTCGGTAAGCCAGGTCCTCTCTTTGGTGGAAAAGCAACTATCCTATTAGGATCATTTCCTTTTGCTTTGTCTTTTTCAAGAATTTTTTTGGCTTTCTTTTTACCAAAATCTGTACCCATAGACCTTTCAACTCTTTGCTTAAAGGTCACACCGTCTTTCTTTTTCTTTTCGTCTGCCATAACTGCTCCTTAGTAGTATTCTACTGGTCTCCTGTATTTTGGCTCGTCATCCCAGTCGTCTCTTTCGGCACGAACCCATCCACCTTGACGAAATCTTAACAGTGCCTGTGTAGTGCTGTCAACTAAATCATCATGCTCACCAGATGGAAAAGATGCACATTCTTCGATAACCTCATCCGACCATCTAGCTGAATAATACCACACACTGCCACTAGAAAACAAGTCAGTAACTGCGTTTACTCTGGCAATTTTATCGTTACCTCTAGTGGGGGTGAACTCTGTAACAGGTATGCCCATAGCTCTAAGCTCAAAAACAAGCGGCGCACCCGATGCTTTTGCCTCTATAATCATCTGATCAGGCTCCCATTCCCAATATTTATCGTATGCGGCTCTTTTTAGCTCTGGAAATTCTAGCTTTTCCTTAAATGCATCGAGTAATATGAGGTGGGGTCGGCTCTGATCCACATCTTTATGGTGATAAAACACTCCCCATGTGGTGCAGGCACTATAATCGCTTCTTTCTGTCTTTAAAAATGCTGTATCCCATGATTGAATGATGCATTCACAGGGTGGTAGGTCGTTTTCTTCCCATTCCTGCCACCATTCACGCTTAATTAACGCTCCTTCCTCGGATGTGGGGTCTTGTTGGTACTGTGCATTCCATTTTGCAACAGGTAATTCAGCTTTTAGGCTCTCTAACTCCTCTAAACTCCAAAATTCACCCCATAATGCCTTACCAGAAGGCATAATTGCAGGTAATTCTATAACTTCCCACTCATCTGCACCCTCTCTTTCGGACATACTCTTGATAATCTGACCTGTTAGGTCTCTTTTTGACCATCTGGTCATCACAAGTATGATGGCACCTCCTGGTTGTAGACGCTGACGAGGTCCTGATGTGTACCATTCGTATACTTTATCGTATACATCAGGGTTGTACTGCCCTAATTGTGCCTCCTGCTCCGAGTGGGGGTCATCAATTATCAGAATATCAGCACCTTTACCTGTTACAGCACCACCAACACCTATCGCAAAGTAGTCACCACGCTTGTTTGTGTTCCATCTTCCTGCGGCTTTACTGTCTGTCGACAGTTCAATGCCACTAAAAACATTCTGAAAGTCTTTTGACTGTATGAGGTTACGCACTTTTCTACCAAAGCCAACTGCCAACTCAGCAGTGTGGGCTGTTTGGATTACCTTCTTATCTGGATACTGCCCCAAAAACCAAGCAGGAAAAAGATACGATGCAAATTCTGACTTGGTATGACGGGGTGGCATATTTATTATCAGTCTTTTTAGCTCACCACGAGCCACTCTCTCAAAAGCATCAGCCATGATCTCGTGATGCTCGCCTCCGATAAAGCTCGACCACATCATGCGAACAAAGGATAGGAAGTCTGTCTTGGCTGTATCTTTTTGTTTTGCTACTTCGTATTCTTCTAAAAGCTTTAGCATATCCTTTTGTTGATCTATCGGAAGAAGAGCGATTTTATCTTTTATATCTTTTGAATGAATGTTCACTGTTTTTTTCTGTTTCTTCTGGCAGACACAACTCTTAGGTTTGTCTTTTTGTTGTTCCGAGGGTTACCATCCCTGTGGTCTATGTGTTTCTTATCGCCTTTCTTCACTGTTCCTTTTTTTAAGGCAGCTCTACGGTTCTTATTTCTCAAAGCCCGTTCTTGCTTCATTTTCTTAGATGCATGATATCTTCTATATTCACTCATTTCATTTTTCTAAGCATATTAACAACGCCCCCTTCTTTGTACATCGGTCTTGGTTTTTCTCTAAAAGGATTTAAACCTGCTAATTTTTCAAGAAATGATTTTTCTCTTGTGTCTTTTAATGGCTCTTTTGTTCTGGCATAGTTTCTTTCTTTTAGTTCATCTAAAGCCATATCCTCAAATCTATCTAAAGCCTCACTTGAAGACTCTTGACGCTTATACATTCCCTTTTGAAAAAGTGAAAAAGGAGATTCGTTTGCACTGTAACCACTTGATCTAAAACTTCCTAAAAGTTGCTCTGACCTATCCCCTCTTTTCAAAGGCAACCCTATCAACCTAGCTGATTTCTCAAAATCATCTTCATCTTCACCAGTTCTCTTTCTTTGATATTTTTCTAAAAAATCTATAATTGCTTCTTCATTTTTAACATCAGTAGCAATTCTTGGGTCTCCACGTTCTCTTCCAATGTAACCTTGTGGAACATCATATCCCTTTTTTCTTAATACATTCACTCCGTAATGAAACAACTCATGGGCTATGGTGGGTATAGAAGATTGAACAAGATTTGCTGCTTCAACCTGCTCTTTAGTCGGTTTTGTTTCTAAGAAGTCTAGAACATCTGTTACGTTGTAGTTTATCTCATCTGTTTTAGGATTAAATGTTCCTCTTGACGTTGTTCCATAATACTTGTCACCTTTCTGCAATGCTTTGATAAATTTACTTATACCACCTCTTTTATTTATATCCTGTAGGGCAAGTAGTGCTACTGGACTATCTTTCACATAATCCTGTATAGATGCCTCAAACTCCAAATCACCAAAAGCAACATTAGCTTTATCAATGTTCTCACTCTCCCTAAACGGACTGGGTGGGGGGAACTTCGCAGACTTTAATGCACCTGATTTTCTTTTTGCCATTTTCTCTTTACATCCTCTCCTTTATTGGGTATACCTGTATAATAAGGTATACCTTTTTAGGTATATCGTTAAAATTACATAGTAATTTATAGGTATACCTTGGTATTAGAACTTGCAACAATATGGAACATACTGCTCACGGTGATAGTAGCACCAATAGCCTGGTATATCAAATCCCAAAGTGATGAACTCAAAAGAGTTCAGATACTCCTCAATAAAACAAGAGAACAATATGTACACAAGAATGACCATAAAGATGACATCGATAAATTAGTCGAACACTTATTACGTCTAGAAACTAAGCTAGATAGCCTCATAGCGAAGAAATAAGCGTTACTCAGTAGGCAGTGAACCTAAATACAACACCAAGTACCACCAAACCATTAAACCCTCTGTATCGCCTTCTATAAGCCTTTCCATAATATACGAAAATAGGACACTAAAGATGACCCATTCACTGACTTTGAACCGTTTTATGAATTCCATATGATTCTATGTGCAGATTACTATATATACTCGTGTCTAGCTAGGTGGCTTGTCATAGGGGGGTGGGGGTAGGTGGGGTTACTCTCCTAGTAGTGTCTTAAGCTTTTTCTCTAGTTCCTCTTTGATCTGATCAGATGATCTGGAGTCTTCTACTGAAATATCAGAACTGAAGAGCCGAACATCCTTGAGCTTGCCCAGTAGCTCTAAGGCTCGGACTCGGCTTGTTGGACTGCCATGCTCAAAGTCGTTAGCCTCTCTTTCGAGACCTGTAATTATTTGGTGTGATCGATTGAGCGACTGCGTCCGATGCCTCTCTTCTATCTGCAATTTCCTGTCCTCATAAGTTGGGGTAATGTTGGGGGATCGGAATAATAGGTGAGCCTCTTTTCGGACATTACTGTCACTAAAGTTTTTACAATCATAGGATGCCTTGTAGGCATCACTCAAGGTCATAGGGTTCTTTACTCCTATGCCAAGGACACAATCAATGAATTTAGACTGCTTAGCAGTCAGTCGGTGCCGAGGTTTTGCCTTGCCTTTTACGAGCTTTAATTTGGGTTTTTTGTGGTCTGCCATTGCATAAAATCTCCTGAAAAAGTTAGCGATAACTTTACTCTAATAGTCCTATATAGCACTTAAAAGAACAAAAGGGCAACATAGTTTTAAGCGTCATACAGAGCCTTTATATCGTTTTAGGTGTTCTGGGTCACGAAATCGGCTAACACCCACTCAGTGATGCTTATCGTCCATTTTAGCTTTTTTGGTTCAAAAAAAAAATCCTTTAAAATCAATGACTTAGAAGTTCACTTTCTGTACTTTTCGACATTTTGCTAAAAAAAAAGTCAATAAAATCAATGACTTAATTTTCGCTAAAACCAGAACAAACAGGGTACAAAAGTTGACGCAAGGTAAAGATTATCTACATCAGTTAAAAAAGGTCTCACTATTATATATGTCCAAAAAAGACCCAAAAAAGTTAGAGGTAACTTTTCTCCAAAGGTATCAAGGATTTAGGTGTGTCAAATAATTGATTTGACATGGTTGAAAAAATCCCTACTTTAGAGGGAGACGACCGCCTCGGCACTGATGCCGACTGATTCGAAAGGAGACATATACGACCCAGATATCGCAAGCAAAAAAAGGTGTCTAGAAAACCTGTGACCCCATGACCCCAGACCTTAGCGTCCAAGAGATAAGGGTAATGATTTGATACATCGGCACGAACAGGCAACTAGATGAAATACTTCCCCACCTATCAAACACAAAAGCCACAATGTGATTAGAGGGATGCCACAACGACAAGACTAGTTTTACGAGAGGTGCAGAAATAGTTCTGCATCTCTTTTAGAATTAAAAAGGAGTGAACAATGGGTACCGAATTTTTTAGAACGTCAGAGGATGACACTGTAATTTTATCTGCCGACAAGGGCAGAGTTTGGATTAATCGAAATGGAGTTAAGCTTGGGTCTGCGATGAAAGGCAAGCAACTAGCACAGCTATTTAACAAGTATCAAATAGCAAACTGGATGCAGTCTTCTAGCATCGACTTTGCCCATGAGTATGGTTTCGACAAACCAGAGGGAGCCAAGGAGTTGATACGAAAGGCAGTGTATATGCTCAAGGTTTCATATGAGATTGTAGGCAACGAACCAGATTGGTTGAAATACAATTAATTACAAACGATGAGAGCCTCAGTTGAGGCTCGACTCGCCTGTAATTACAGGGCAAAAATCAACGTCAAATAGGAGTGAAAACCATGACAATATTAACTAAAGATCAAGCGACTACAATCAGAGA